CTTCTACTTACGAGAGGAGGTGATCATTATGGCAGATGATGCCCAGGATCTCAACCAGCTTGCAAAGTACATTGAGGAATTAAAAACTCTCTGTGCTTTAAAGGCGAAGTTGGGACACCTCGAGCAGTGCGCTAGGAGGTCTTCACTCGAAGACTGGATCTCACGCCTCATGGGAGAGCGTGTTACCCACCTAACCCCGTGTGCTAAAGGTTCAGCACAGGGTGAAAGCCATCCGCGCACCATCGACGGGTTTCAAGAAATCCCCGAAGATGACATACCGTTCTGATTCTCTTCAAGTTTGTAGTTGGTTTAGCCAAAGGGCTACCGCCTTCTCGGTGCCAGCCCTCGCTGGCCCAGACACTTGGCATCCTCAATAAGAAAGGAGGACACCCTATGGAGTTTTCTCTCCGTGTCTCGGGTTTGGAGGGTCGGCTGCTGGCCCTTGGTCTACCTCGCTACATTACCCGCGATTTTGCGGGCCTTGTAGTTCGGTATTCCAAGAACTGTGGACCAGCGTGGACAGTCTCCCGCCTCAAGTCGCTTAAAAACGACCTGGTGCGGATAAGAGCTGGCCTACCTCCGCTAACCTGGGTTAGGAAAAACAGGCGCGGTGGCTGGTACGGGATTCTCGGTGCTCTGCGAACGTATGCAGCAAAGTCAGACGAGTGTTTCAAACGGGCCGTGAACGCACTTATGGTGTATTCACGCTTCGTCCCTGATTCACCGACTGATGAGCACATACGCAAGTTTCGCACCGCGGTGCAGGCGGAGGATTCTTATATCCCTCCTGCAATGCTCAGTGATTTAGCTGAGCATGCCCGCCACGTGGTTGGGTCTGTGGACTTGGGAGAGACTACACCCCTCGTCCTCTTCGAAGGTCATCCGTCGGTGAAGGCGCCAGTAATGTATCAGGCGTCGGTGCCGCAGGATAGCCAACTCTGGAAGGAGTTACGCTGGCTTAGTTACCAGCGCAATGCTCATTTCGTGAGTTTACACCATTCAGTTTATGATGGTGTTTTCGAAGGTCTCACCTGGTTGGAAAATACCAGGATGGTAGATCGCCCTTGGAGAGAGAGGAATGGTAAACCTCCCTCTTGGTGGCGCCCTTCTCTGGCAGAAGCCGGGAAGGTCGTCCCCTTAACTAAGGACGGTGGCTGGAAGGTTCGGTGGATTGCTTCACCTTACCGCATTCACCAATTGGCTTTAAAACCTCTTGGGGATGCCCTTTTTAAGGTTCTTCGCCAACTACCATGGGATTGTACCTTTGACCAGACCAAAGCCGTACCATCGATTCAGGAGCACCTTAGAC